CAACCGTAGGACAGGTGGTAGTTGTTGGAGACTTGGCATACTTAGATCAAGCTAAGTTTCCAAAGGGAGCGTGGTGCGAAGAAGGTGACTTTGTCTGTTATGGGAAACATACAGGACAGAAACTCTTCTATCAAGGGCAACGGTTCATCTTACTATTTGATGACCAGATTTTAATGAAGGTAGAATCTCCTACACACTTAGACCCTACCTTTAATTTAAGTCATTAAAAAAAAGTTGCATACCCTACACTTAGTAGTGTATACTATTAATTATTGGACGTAAATACGTTTGATTCGTCAACAACGGAGAAGATTATGTCAGAAGAACGAGAAATTGAAGTTGAAGATCAAGATGATGGTGGATGGAATAAAATTAATATCCCATCAGATGAAGAAGTACAAGTTGAAGTTGAGGAAGAAGTTAAAGCAGTACAGGAAGAACCTTCACCTCCTGAACCTGTTGATCCTCCTCCAGCAAAACAAACTGAGCCTGAGTTAGAAGGAATTGAAACTCAGGGTGCAGAAAAAAGAATACGTAAATTGATTCGTCAACGTAAAGAACGTGATGAAGAAATTAATAAGTTGATGGAACATAATAATCAACTTCAGTCTAAACTAAATACAAAAGAAACTGAAGTTGCTTCAAATGTTAAACAGAATATTGAACTAAGTTCAAAGCAGGTTGAGGATAAAATTGAATTAGCTAGGGCTGCGTACCTTAATGCTTTTGATGGTGGAGATAAGGAACAGCTTCTATCGGCACAGGAAATTTTGAATCAAGCCCAATTTGAAAAGCAACGGATTGAAGAAGCACGAACTGCCTTCGATCAATATGAAACCACACAACAGAACCAACAAACGGTTCAACAACAACAAGAAGAATTTCAACCTGAACCTAAAGCAATGAGGTGGGCATCTGAGAATGACTGGTTTGGTCAAGATCAGATAATGACTTACGGAGCTTTAGAAATTGATAAACAATTAAAAGAAGAAGGGTATGATCCTTCTGAAGATGATTTCTATGTAGAAGTGAATAAGAGACTTCAGGATACATTTCCTAATAAGTTTTCAGGAAATACTGAAGAACAAAATTCACAACCCCGTCAGCAGGAAACGTCACCTGCTCAAGTGGTCGCTGGAACGTCACGCTCACCCAGCACTTCTAGTAACCGTAAGGTTAAGTTAAGTCAAGAAGATATTCGACTTGCTAACAAATGGAAGATACCACTTGAAGTATATGCAGCAGAGAAGCTCAAAGTTGATAAAGCTGAAGGCGAATATACTAATGTTGCAACCAATAAGCGTGGAGGATAATAATCATGGCACGTACAGAATCACGTAGTTCACAAGTTAGGGAAAATCAAACTAGAGAAGAAGTTTATACCTTTGAAGAAGAAGATGCACTAGCAATACCAGAAGAGGTAAAAGTTAGGTTTCTAAATCAGGGTATGGTTCTTCGTTGGATACGAATCCAAATTAGAGGTGCAGATGACTATCAAAATGTCGGTAAGCGTCAACGAGATGGATGGGTGTTCGTAACACCAGATGAAGTCCCTGAAATGTCAACAAGCTCCATCGTGAAGGAGGGAGGTCGCTATGCAGGTACAGTTGTACGGGGTGATGTAGCCCTAGCAAAAATGCCTGAAGGTCGTGCAATAGCGAGAAGGGAGCACTATGAGAATAAAGCTAACGAATTAATGCATGCTGTAAACAGCCAATTAATGAGTAACAATGATTCTCGTATGCCCATTTATAATAATAGTAAGTCAACTGTATCTAGGGGAAAGAGTCCTAAGTTTCAGGACTAATACTCTAGGATGATTATGGAAGGAGAAAACTAAAATGGATACTAAAGTTTCCGTCTTAGGTGGATTCCGTCCTGCACGTAATTACGGTTCTACGGCTAACAGTACTGGTATGAAGATACTGCCAATTGCTTCGGGTGATGCCCGTAGCATGTTTAAGGGTGACCTTGTAAAAGTGAGCCTTGGTAATATCGAACCAGTTAGTGCTGCTGCTGATTATGCAGTAGGTGTATTCCAAGGCGTATACTATGAGAGTGATGGTGTACCGACTTGGAATCAGTACTGGCCCGCAAATACATCGGCTACGAATATTCAAGCCAATGTTATTGTGGACCCTGATATGACGTACAACATTATGGCTGATGCCTCGTGTAGTTCGGGAGATATCTACCTAAACTTTGCACTGACTCTGGGTGCTGGTAATACCGCTACAGGTGTTTCAGGCTTTGGGTTGA